CTATTTTAGCAAACTGTTTTTCAAGTGGAGTAAAATCTTTTATCTTTAATTCAAAAGCCATATCAACTTTTTTATCATTGATACCTTGTAATATGCCAGCCAATGTTTGTTGACGAGCAACTTGATCTTCAATGGCTTTGGTAATGTTTTCTATGTTTTGTAATCTGTCTTTTTCTAATAACTTAAGCGTTTGTTGTTGAGTAATATATTTTTCAATTGCTGCACCATTTTTGTCGTGCATATTTTGATAAACACCAGACAATTTGTTAATTTCTGCTAATTCAGAATTTAATACAATAACTTTATTTTTAGATGCCTCAATATCTTTTTCTTTTGAAGTGGTTGTTGTTGTCTGTAACGCATTTAATCTTTTTTGTAAATCAAGTTCATTAAAAACTTCAGCATTAATTTCTTGTGCTTTTTTTGACAATTGATCTTTAAGATTTATTAATGAGTCTGCTTCGGCACGCAGTGCGCGGGCCAATTCAACTTGTTCTTCTGTTTTACCAATTAATGTGGTTTCAAATTGCAAATTACTAACAAGTGTGTCATTGTTGCGTTGTGATTCTTCACCTAGTTGCATATAAGAAACACGAATTTTAGATAATGCTTGTTGTAAATCGGTTGATATTTTTATTTGCGCTAGCGCATCCCTTTCCATGCCTTCTTGTCCGCGCTTGATTGCTGCTGCTTTTTCGTCTAGGTATTGTTGCTGGCGTTTGGCCTCTTCTTCTGCATTACTTCCACCTTTAGGACCTTCTTCGTCCTTACCAAAGCCTAACCATTCTCGCATAGCACCAATGGCACCACCAATTGCTGCGCTTAAACTTAACCAATGTTTTGCTAAAAATGCGGTATTAATACCCATGGCATTTAATACTACAATAACTTTAGAACCTAACCCACCGCTCAATTCTTGAAGGGTAAGAAGTAAATTGCTTCTAGTCAATGGATTAGATAATGCTCTAAATAATCCTATTATTCCACCTGTTATTTCAGTTATGGCTCCGTATGCGGCAACTGCTGCTGTACCTAATACATACAATCCTTTACCTATTAAAGTTAATCCTGCGACTAAAATAGCCCATTTTGCTGCTTCTGCCATTATATCAAAAAATCTACCAAGTGCATCAGTACTAACTTTTACACTATTAATAAAATCTGTAATAGGTTTAATTGCTTTAAGTAATTCTAATTGTAATGTTCTAATGGCAGCAGCAATATTATCATTAGCATCAGCACCACTCTTAATAGCAGAACTATATCTTGCGGCTTTAGCACTGGCTTCATCAAAGTCAGCAGCAACCTTCTTAAAGTTAATTAATTTTGCTTCTTTACCCAACAACTCAGTAGCAACTCTGGCTCTTTTTGCCACATCTTCTATGCCAGACAGTCCTTTGATTGCTTGCTCAAATATTTGGCTACTTGTTTTTGTTCTTAAGTCATCTAAACTAACACCAACTTGGTTAAATGCGTCACGCCCACTGCCTGCTGTATTTGCTGCCTCATCAATACTGGCAACTAGTTTTGCCATGGCCTTTTGAGCCCCTTCAGCAGTTCCACCATTGGCTTGAACTGCTGCACTAAAGCCTAATATTTTTTGTATTGATATTTCAGTAGCATCACTTAAGTCGGCAATTGAATCAGCAAATTTAATAGTACTAGAAATCATTGATCCAAATGCAATAGAACCAAGTGCTGTGCCTAATGCATTAAAACTACCTTTTAATTTAGATATCTGTGACTCTACTTTATTGAGGGTGGTGAGGGCAGGTGCACCATTTATGTCCATCGTATAAGTTAAATCTGCCATCTTACTTTCCTTTTAATATTTGTTTAACACGCTTTTTGACGAATGCTTCTGTAGGTGTTGTCATACCTGCAGGGCTTTGTTGACTGTAGCCTTCATCTAATCGTTTAGCATAAGGGTAATTAGCCTCAATAACATTACCTTTTAATTTGGTACTGCGTCTTGCACGACCACTTCGTTCTGGCGTTTCTTTTACAAATTCTTTGTAGGCTTCTTGCGGAAGCAATTTAAGTTTTGCTTTAATGCTTTTTATACTACTTGTTATCTTATCATTAACTGTATATGTTATAGACATTATTCACCCTTTGCCTTATTCAATATGTTTTGTAATTCATCTGTTGTATAATCTGGCATGGGCTCTCGTCCATTGTTCATTGCTTTTTTGTGATGATAACTTTCAAATGTCATTGCTGCGTCCATTATATACAAATCAAATGTATTACTTCTTTCTAATACTTCACTTGGTAGCATTCCATAACGCTTACCAAGTCCATCTACAGTCAGTATTAAAGCCATCTTTTCACTTTTAGGGTCAATACTGTCCTGCGTTACTTTCCCAATATTTCGGTCACCTTACCAATTGCCTTCATCAATACATTAGTTGGAAGCATAGCATCGTCCTTAAGAATCTCTTTACCGTTTTCATCTAGTATCAATGTGCGAACAACGCTAATGATTTCTGATGTATCTTTGTTAGATGCACCGGCTAGTTTCATAAACACATCCATTGGTTGTCTGTCCCATGTGTGAAAGGTAATGGCTTCACCAAACTCTTTGATGATTTCTTCATCAACTAGTTCAATAAGAATCAATTGGGGTTTTGCTGTAAGTTGCGAGAGTTTCATTTGTTTATTTCCTTTAAGTTGTTTAATCTATTTATTCTTTTTCGCTTAGGTTGTCAATCAATTGATTTAGTAACGCTATACGAAATGCCTGTTTGGCTTTCATTTGCCTAATCGTTGCTTGCATGTTATCAAGCATAGGCATCATCTTTGCTTCATCACTCAATAATGAACGCAGTTTTTCTTCATCCGTCTTAAGGTATGATTGATCCATGATTTGTTTCTTTCTGTAAATTGTTAAAAAAGGGATACCTTTTGAGTATCCCTCTTGTTGCGTACACTCTGTGATTACACTTGGCTTACGGTGAAAGCACCATCAACTGCAATAGTTAATGGGGTCACCCAGACCGGTGCATCAGGACTTGTAGTTGGAGCAAGACTTGTTATAAAGCCTGATCCACTATAGAAGTATGCGTTAGCAGCAGTACCATTCCAATAGATTTCAAAATCTAAATTGTTTTTGTTTGTTGATAAACTTGCGATACCTAAGAATGGTGCAGTGTTTGCTGTTGCAGCACTGTTACCAAAGTATGCCAAATTATCAACTACAACATTTGTACTTGCTTCATTATCAGCAGGTGTACTTAGTTTACGCATATCAACATCTGAAAATGTTGTGTATGAATAAACACCAGTACTGTTGGTGATAGTCAAGTCTTGTACGAATGGTACGGTAATTGCTACTGATGAATTAGCAAGGTTAGCCCCTGTTAATCCAATGATGATAACTGGTTGTGTTCCAGTTGTATTTGTCGTGATTCTTGCCATGATTGTCTCCTTGTATTGTTGGCTATGTATTAAATTCTAGTCTTAAAACTCTGAATGTCCAGTCGTGCCGTTCTGCCTGCGTTGGTCCATATGTTCTTACTTGAGTGAAATCTCTTTCAAAATATCCATCAAATAATTGTTCACCATCGTCTTTTAGTGCGGTTACTAGGTTAGCAATAATCGCATTTACTGGTTGATTATATGGGTCCTCTTGGAATGAAATATAAGTCACGCTAAATGTATCATAAGCATGATATATACTTCCACCATATTGAACACCAAGTTGGTGAGGATTTCTATCGTCCTGGTGAACATCACTTACATATACTCCATACCTTACCTTTTCAGATGCACTTGGAAAATCTTCAAATACAGGAATGTTCCATGTATTAAGAATATCTCTCCTAAGCACCGCAATGATTTGATCTTGCGTTGTATAAGGTTGATTGAGTACTGTATATGATATTGCTTGTGCCATTAGAAATATCTCCGGTCACCATTGAAAAAATCAACATCTGCTGTCCAATTTTCTTCAAGTTTAGTTGTCGGCCCATTTGGTGAATCCTGATATAAATCATAGAAGTTCATCAATTGTAACGCCTTAGTCCACTCATTCTCACAACGCTTAACAGCAAAATCATAGTTTTGCATATCCACTTCGTTCATGTTAGACACATCCGTAACTAATGATTCATAGAAAACTTGAATCGCTCCGAATGTATCTAACCGAATTAATGTTTGGTCGTTTTTAATAAGTAGGCTAGGATTAAAACTTGAAATCAATTGTCCATTAGGCAAATTGGCATAATAGTAAGCACCAAGCACTGTATCACAATACTTTTGCCACCAACCGAATTCTAATTTGTAAAGCCATTCTTGCGAACCGACTTTGAAATAAGGCTCCCAATCAACATTAAGAGCCGATGCTCTACGCTCCGCTGCCGGATCGTAAAACTGTATGTCTCTTACTGTTGCGTTTGAGATTCTTTGATAGGGTACTGACATATTATTTTTCCTAGACAACGAGAGAGTGTTGCCACTCTCTCTTATTCAATTTTAAGATTCTTGAAGAATGTTAATAGCACCACCTCTACGAAGGTCACCAACGCCAGAACCGAAGTATCCAACACCAGTCAACCAGATTTGTAGACCACCAGGTACTTCACCAGTCTTGATCTGTAGTCCTTCTTTCATAACAGTAAACAAAGCACTGTCACCAAAGTAAGCACCAACCAATACTGGAAGACTTGCTTGACCTACAACTGTACGACTTGCTGATTGCAAGAATGTAGTGAACATAACCATACAGCCATAAACACTTTCAATCTTACCAGTAGATAACAATTCGTTACCCAATGCTGATAGGTTACTACCACCAGATTGAGAAACAGCACCACCGGTCAATTCAGCCAATAGACGATTCAATGAAGAACCAACTTGTCCACCAGTGTAAGCACCTTCAACTTGAGCATCACCATTACTGTCAAGAACAATAACAGGAGTTCCAGGCATACGAGCAACTTTGAAATTCTGCTTGACTAAACGAATCAAGTCAAGAATACTGTTACATGTGAAACCAGGTGTCCATGTACCACTAGTGTTTGTAGCACCGATAACTTCCATTGCACCTAATTGTAACACACGGTCAAAACCGTCTGCACTTGTTGCGTAGTAAGTATTAGCAGGAGATACTTTGAATCCTTCAAATGCTTCTGTAACACGCTGATCAACTTTTTCAGCAAAAGACTCACCAAGTTCAGCACCTAGCGTTGCTGCTAGTGTGAAAGAAGTAGTCCAGCCGTAGAAGATATCAAACGCTGTTTGTGCAACTGCTGGAGTTGCTGTGATTGTGCCTTGACCCAATGATGGGTTTTGTACAACCGCATTACCTGTACCATATGTACCACCAGTGCCGTTAGCATTGTAGTCTTGATATGTGATAGGAGCGAAGTTAGGTACTAAGAATGTTTGACCTTGTGTAGGTGTAACAACATTAGTAAAGTTAACTAAACCATTTGATTCGTGCATAGCACGGAGTGCGAAGTTGGAGATAGCAGTGGTAAAACCATCACCTTCATTATTTGGACCGCCGAGAACATAAGCCATAATATTTTTCCTTTATATATAAGTTGGCAATCAGAGTACTTTACGACTCGCACTTGATACTGTCGCTGTAACGCCTAGTCCTTTGAGTCCCATACCTTTACCTAGTCCGTTTTTGTTGGCCCATGCGTTAAACGCTGCTGGGTCACGGCTATAGTCGGGTACTGCCTCATCACTTGCGCCAGTGAAACTACCTTGTCCGGGTCTTAAACCAGATCCAGAATTTAGATTACTCTGTTTGAGTAGTTTAGGATTACCCTGCGCTACTTCATTTACTAAACCCTGAATTGAAAGCGGATTACCATCTTGACCATATCGTTCACGACCTTTACTATCTGTGATTTGATAAGTTCCATCATTATTCCATTGAATATTTGACTTTACTTTGTTCAAAGCATAATCTAGCAAGTCGCTATCAAACTTCTCACCCATGGCTCGCTGGATATCGCCATCTAGTTCTTTTTCTCTAAGAGCCTGGTCTTTACGAGCCAAGTCTTGTTGAAGTTTACTAAATTGCTCCTGTAAGTCATTTGCTGTGACACGATTAGAACGATTCTGATTCTGTTGGTTATCTACTGGCTGTGCGTTGCCATCGGATTTTGTTTGAACACTAGTTCTTGCCATGAAGGCTAACGCCTCTTCAACACTACCAAATTGACTGCCCGAAGCATTGCTTAGTGCATTCAATATAGATTGTGTAGTGCTTTTGCGAATAGCACCTGGGTCAATCTTTTGCTCATTGCCACCTTCTGCTTGTGAGAGCGACTGGTTTGCGTTTGTCTGGCTATCGTTGCCAACGAATGTATTTTGATCCATGTTAAATTTTTTCTTGCTGTAACGGAGCAACCGAGTTTGTAATGTATTTATTCATGTCAATCAAATTTGTGTTTTATCTTCCAATACTCATTGTGTTCAATATGACTGGTGCAACTTGTGCAGCATAATAAGTCATACCTACATTAGTTACTGGGGTGCCGGCACCACCTAGTAAACTGGTGTTGTCTGGTTGTCCCACGCTGTTATCATATTCTGCTTGCTCTTTGGCATCTTCATCACCTTCTTCACCATACATCTCATGTGCTGGTATCATTGATGGTTCCAAATCACGGCTCAATACTGTTTCATCAGTATTCATCATTAATGTTCTTAAATCTGGATCTTGTACTGTTTTGATGTATGCTTGTCTATATTCTGGAATCTCTGTTGCTGGAGCAAGCATGCCAATAATCTCATTAGTAATTAATGACTGAATCATTGGATTGTCCCCGACTAATTCTTTTGCTGATCTCATAACAGCCATTCTATAGTTGGTATCATGTGCTTCATAGTCTGTGTTGTAATTTACTTCACCGGCCCAACGCATGTCCATAAATCGTGCGGCAAAAGTAAAAATCATTTCTTCTGTGACTTCCATCAATCGTGCTTTAGATTTTGCTGTTCTATGTAATTGCTTGCGTTCTTCAATGATAGCAACACCTGATGCAATTTGGTTCTTGCTTGTACGCAATCCACCTAAGCCAGTCAATGCTTCAATTTGTTCTAGGATATCTTGTTGTGATTTTATAATTGCATCAACATCACCAGTGTCAACTACTATCGCTTCAATTTGTCCTTCATTAGCACGAACAATCGCACCAGCATGTACAGGAACACTTACGCCTTTATCAGCACGAATGATAGTGTGAGCAAATTGCAATGCAGTGTACTTTTCGCATTCCATTTTGTAATGTTCTCTTTGTGCATCTACTGCTGAATCAATATCACTGATGCCCAAATCAATTGTGCGAGGGTCTCTGCGACCATATGCAATGAACAATGGGATGCTCATGCCAGGAGGATAATTGCCTTCGCCAATCAATTCTGCTGGCTCATTCATTTGACCAGGACCTTTGTTAACTTCATAACTCTGCCAGTAACTTGGTGTTGTTGCGTCACCTAAATAATAGCACTTGATGTAGTAGCAATCTTCATCTTCCATTTCTTTGACTTTAACGCACTTGAGCATGGGTCTGCCACCGTAATAGTCAAACTCCCAATCCCATACATCTAATGGATTGATCGCACAAACATAAGGTCGACCTAGGTTGCCTTCGCTTTGTTGTGGCATATCTACTGCTACCCAGCAATGACCATATATGCTTGTTAAGTCTCCAACACTTTCCATAAAACTGGTCAACGAACGATTGGTTAAGTCAGCATCTAACAAAAACAAATCACTCCATTCACTATTCTTTGGATCAATCATTTGTCCTGTTGTGGTACAAAATTGTACATTGCGCTTGATGCCAGGTTCAAACAATACATCATTAATAGTGTCAACTATGTAACGACAGATTGGCTGTGATATTGTGTTGGTTACTAAGTCATTGTATAGTGTAGAATCTTCTGAAGGGCGCTTCTTGCGTACCAACATCTTGAAGGGCATGCCTCCTAAATATGCGTATTGATAGGATAGCATTTGGTTGTAGATACCATCATATATTGCATTACGCTTGAGTAAATCTGCTTTAATTGTCATTGTTTTTAATCTCTCTATATAGGAGTATAGGCATTACAAGAATGTAATGTATTTATACTTGTTGGCTTGTGTTTACAGTTGTTGTTATGCCAACGACTTAACATATTCTTTCCCATGGTTTTGTTACAATGGATACAAGTTCTTAATGGATTGCCACCATATGCATTATCATTGCCTTTATTATACATATGTGTAGTCACATCTTGTCTTAATCCAGTGACTAAATGCGCTGGATTACAGCAAATGTAGTTGCTGCAAGTGTGATAAACACAGATATCATCAGGTACAACTGTTTGATTGTGTAAATCATAACTAACACGATGTACTGTTCTCATACGCTTACCATCACGGATAAAACCATAGCCAATGTTGTTACAGCATCCTTGCCATTCCCAGCAGTCGGTTACTGGGTCAATAGTTATTTGGTCAGATATTCTATCTTCTATACTCCAACCTTTGCGTCTTTTTATTGCCATACTTGATGATCCTGTTCTAAATTTTCATTCATTATTTCTTCCCAACTTGGTCCACCTGGATACAATGGACTCTCTGGCATATGCTCAATGCCTGGTTGCATCATGCTTGACATTCTTGAGTCCATACCAATGTATTCTTTGATTGGTATACTATCGTGGGTGATTGGGAACAAGTGATGTATTCCATAACGAATACAATCACCTAATCCGTCTATGTGTGCGTACTTTTGCTCTGTATACTTTACTAATCGTTTGCGTGTACCATCTTCAAAGTGATATGTTGTTAGTGCTTCTAATAGAAACTTATCTTCTGGCTTGACTACTAGACCACCTCTGTTGATAAACGCATTTGCTGTGTTGTCTGTGTCTGATACAAGTGGATTTACCTTGCGTGAGTTAACGATTGTGAAACCATACTTTTCTAAAATAATTCTATCTGTTACGCCAAAAGGACTTGTAGTGTCACGGTTTACTTGCGTACCGCTCATGTCAATAACACTATTGATTCTACGCTTGGGATAATCTAACCGAATTGCTTGCGCTATACCCTCTGTGCTACAATCAGGTATCGCATAACTTTTTAGTATCTCAATGGTACCGTTCTTTTCGCCGGCTCTGTGAACTTGTGCTATAGTTGCACACATAACTCTTTTGTTAAAATCCGCAAAATGATACAAATCGCCACCTCTATCTACTACATCTCTTGTGTACTTTGTTTTGTCCCATGTGTAATAGAAAGCATCACTAACGCTTTCCCATTGACACATATAGTCTTGGTTAAACTTTAATGGGCTGATGATGCGTTTCTGTTCTTCAATAAACGCACGATTGCCTGAACGCATTTGTAGGTAGTTGTAATGTCTTACTGCATATTTGTCTGGGCTAATCAATGCTAAGTTAAACAAATCATGCAATGGTCCTGTACCATTTGGTGTACTGATAACAACCAATCTACCCTGTGTGTCTGGTGTGCCTACTCTTGGGCGCAAACGATTGGTAATCTCTTGTAATGTATCTTGTGTATATAGTGCTGCTTCATCCGCTATCCATATGCCAACATTAAGACCTCTTAAGTTTTCACGCTGTTCTGCACTTTTACAGCGAATAAAAACACCATTAGGAAACTTAATGGTTAGTTCTGAATTGTTAATGTCTGATCCATCTTTAAGCCCAAAGTATGTTTGACATGATTTCTTTAATGGTTCCCATATAAGTGACTTAATCATTGCGCCAGTTGGGGCCGAGTAAATGATATCTTTACCTTTGTGATATCGTTCATCAGTAGCAAATATAGGTAGTGCGATAGCGGCTAGAAATGTCTTGCCGCTACCAACTGGAACTATATCTATACAATGCTTATTAGTAGTAAGCCAATCTTGAAGTATTGTTGACTGCTCACCATATAAGGGAACATTTATCATTGCTTCCAGTCAGACAATTCTGTACTTGGGAAACTGAATACTGCTTTAAGTTGTTCACCTTTGCTTGTAAGGTCAACTTCTGATTTGTCTGCTATTACTTTTGCAAGTAACATTTGTTGATATCGTTGAATTATATTCATGTCACCTGAATGTCTTGCTCTGATATAATCTTGTGCTAATCCCACAGCAAATGGAACATCTTGTTTTGCAATTTCTGCTAATACATCTGCTGCACTTAATTTTACTGTTGAGCCAACTTTTCTACCTGAGTTTGGTCTTGCACCACCTCTACCTTTTTTTGCTGTTGGAGTAGTTTGAAGATTTTGATTATCATCCATAGGCGCCATGCCAAAGGTATTTACTAAACTGTCATTGACTAGTTCTTGATCATAATGAGTTATTTGGGACATTATATAATTTCTTTAGCAATTGCTATTGTAGTCATTCGCCAAGTCTTTCAATAAAGGCTTGTTCAAGGTCCTTAGTGCGTGGATGATTAGGAGCAGATTCTTGTAGAACTTTACGCAAATCTTTCACTACTTCTAAGGGCTGTACACGAATCATCTCTCTGTAAGTTTTCATTACAAAGGGATCACGCAATCTATCACTTATTGTTAATTGGCTCATCTGTTGTTACCTTTTTCTTTCTTGTGCGTTTTTCTTTAACGACTACTTGTACCACTTGATCATTCATGGGAATGAGTATAGTAGATTGTGGTATTCTACCATTTGGTAGTTTTACTTTTAACCACAGTGATTTTAACCAGTTCATATGTAAACCTTTAGATAATCTTCAGGTGAATCTTCTGGATCTAGTCCATCAAAGTATTCACCTGTTGCTTTTTCTTTGAACTTTAGTGTACCAAACACGCTTAAGAATTTTTGATTCTCTGCTTGCCATTGTTTAGTTAGTTCCAAGAATCTATCACGCCCAAACATAATTTGTAATTGTGTTTTACAATCTTCTGGTGTTGGATTGATATCCCATTTGGTATCGTTTAGTGTGTGCATAAAACTGATACATTGATCAATTTCATACTCATTCATGTACTTTGACAACTCAGTTGTCATTTTATCAAAATTCTTGATATGCCCCACATAAAAGGGTTTATCAATTAAGCCTTGAAATTCTGCCATATAATTGTTCCTTAATGTAATACTTGTACTTGTGTTAATTCATCAATCATCTGATTGGTCTGAATGTTAACTGTACCATTTAATTCTTTTGCTGCATCTTTAAGAGTTTGTTCTTGTACTAATGCACCTAAGAATTCAAATATTGTTTTAAGACCAAGTATCTTTAGGTTAAAGATTTCTTTGTCTTCTTGTGTTAAGGTGTCAATAGGTATATCCATCATTTGATGTATTGATGTTTCAATATCATTCATCAAGGGCTTGACTGTAACAAGTAGTTCCCCGTCTTGGTCTTTTGCTAATCTATATGTATATTCAATCATTTATTATTTCCTTAAATTGTTCTATTGTTATTTCACTGTAGTTGTCTAGGGGTATATCAAATCTTTTGTTATTACCATTAACTCTTACAACCTTTTTATTTGGATAGTCTCTTAATATTTTATTTAATCTTTGACGCCATTTGTCTGTTTGCATACTTGCTGCAGGGAAGATATGACTTCTCGGGTACTGCTTTGTGCCACTGTATACATTTGGTAAATTGCTTCCACCTTCATTGTAATCAAATCCTATAATATATGTAATATCATTATCCTGTGTTAATGCTAATCTTAACGCACTATTACCGCTGTCGTTTGTTTCCTTGAATCCAGAAAAAAAGTTAATTGGTTCACCTTTTGCAGCAAGACTATCAATATAATTTTCATGCTGTGTATAGAATATTGAACGCTTGTGTGCTTCATGTTCAATTATCTCATCTACCATTTGTCTGTCCATGCTAACCAAATAATTTGGTGTAAAATCTCTATACAATGCATTACATCCATATGTTGTCATTTTGCTACCTATCGTTGCTAAATCAAAATTTAATCTACTTGGTCCATTTCCTATCACACATGCATTCATTCTTTTTTCTTCTTTGATATAGTATTTATTACCTTACAAAAATCTCTATGGTTTATCAGTACTATTTTGCTTCTAAAGGCAACATCACACTTTTTACATCTATACCCAATACATCTCCACATCTTAGTAAGTTGTACATATTGATGTTGTACTGAGGCATAGTCCATTACTTCTGGTATTTCATGTGCTTCATGTAGTTGTTTGGGCGTGAGTTTTGTTATCGGCATAATGGGTGTGGCTTATAAGTTTACGACGCCTTGCCCATGCTGAACGCATTGCTTGCTTGTGTTGCTCACTCTTGGGTTTTCCAAGACTTGCCAGACTCATTTTCTGTTTTTGTTCAGGAGATTTCGGTACTCCTTTACATGCTTTTTGCACAGCAGTTCGTAATGTATTTAGTTGAACCTGTGAAAATGGACCTGTTCCACGCTTCCATTCTGTAAAGCCTGTGTCATTTGTTGAGGGCTTTTCTCCCATTGGATAATTTTTAATGTATTTGACACCGTGATCATCAAATCGGTGCCATCTTTGGTATAGTATTGTCATTTTTTGTAGGTATTATAAAAGGACTCAATCCAATTACAAATTTGATCTGCTCATTGGATCTAGTATTAATACTTATTTCTTCTAGCGCCTGCTCAAATAAAATCATTTGTGCTGATATATTCTCTATTGAGTCCATTGTGGCTGTAGAAAGATCATGTTGAGTACCAAACATAAGATTGTGTAGTAATCCGCTGACTAATGAAAGAGGTGAGTTTTGTCCTGTCGTGCCTTTAGGTAATGTGCCTGAGCGTTTATACCACCAGTATTTCATTACTTGTCTTATGTCCTCATTACGATTAACATCTAGCATACCCATGAAACTTATCCAGTAAATGAATAAACTTTGTAACCATACCATGTCATCGGTATCTATAGTTACATACTGTGTTTTAGCATTAGTTACTTTTGGTATATATTTGATATAGCGCATATACATTATCCTTTGATAATGTATTTATCTTATTATGGATAAAATACCCGTTTAGTGTTGTTATTTGATTAAAAATGGATAAAAAATAGGGATCCCTATGACCCCTATTTGCTACACAAACACCCAAATTAAATGCCACTCTCACTGTGGCGCTTGTTGTAGCGTGAGATTCTTCTTTTTTATATATCGTTGTCTGTGATACTCTTTACATTTACCTTTCTTATAGGATTGAAAGGTCATTCGGTGATCATTGCCACTTGCTATCCATTCTTCTCGCCATTTGCCTATTCGTCTTATTGAGGGTTGATTAATTCTAAGATTCTTGTTTATATCTAAAGTTAATTGATTTGGTGTATTGACAACTTTATTAAAGCGATTTTTCATTTTATTTCCTTATAATCAGTCAGAGAAGGCATCTGATTCATCCATTATATTAAGTGTTTTTCTGTATACACCAATAACATCATAAAACTGTTTTTGTTTACCATCAATATTATTAGTCATTTCAAAATCATATTGTTCATTGAGCATATACAATGTTGACCCCCATCCATCATGTGTAGCATAAACTGCTATTAGTACATAGGGTATAATATTCTTATGGAAGTCTGTTTTATATCCATTTCTGGGTTTGTATTTTAAGCGACCTAACAGCAATCCAGAACCATGTTGTTCTTTTAATTTGTTAATAAGGTCTACAATAGATTGTTCTTTCTTTTCTCTAGCCATTGCTAATGTTTCATGTATTGCTGTTGTTACTGATCCACTTAATGTAACCGAAAATGTAACATCTAAATCTGTTTTTAATGAAAGATAAATCTTTGCTCTGGTATATCTGTCACCATCTTTGACTTTGTTCATTTGAAAATGAATTTCTTCATAAATCGCATTACGACTTAACTTTTTCTCCGGCAATAAAGGTTTCTCGGTCTGTCCGGTCTCTCCGGACTGTCCGGTCTCTCCGGACTTCTTCCGGTTCTCTTTCACCCCCGGGTGCGAAGCACCTTGCGAAGCAAGACTGGGCGGCGCAGCCCGCCCTACATTTGCATAAAGAACCTCTGGTTCAATGCTCTGCTGAAATGTATTCATATTCTTATTCAAATACCGCTTCGCATTCCTATTCATATTGTCTGAAGGGAAATGGATTTCTGCTGTCATGTTTTGCATATTTGTCTCCTATAATAGTATGCTGCCTAACAATCTGTAATCTCTGACGGGAGACGAAAGCCCTGCCGTCAGACAGGGGCTTTCTAAGACTATTAGGAGAGTCTATACAATGAAAATGTCAATAAACATCGTATACAGTATTTATGCAAGACAAACAGAAACATACTTTTTAACGGCGTTTTTTGGTGTTTTCTGGGTGCCTGTTGTAGAAATACAACAGACAACTAATGGTGTATGTGATATACTATATACTTCTAAACAACTGAACGCAGGAGTTTGTAATGGATTATATTATGCTTGATTGGAAAACTTATTTGGCTGACCCAGAATTCTGGCAAGCAATTAGTCAAGAAAAAAACATTCCATTACATATTGGCTCAAGCAAATGAAGTACATTATCTTACTAAGTGTTATGCTTTCAGGTTGTGCGTCAGGCATTCAACGCCCAAACTATGGTTACATGGTACCCATGTGTCAAAGTTTTCACGACAAGGGTGACTTTGGTGCCTGGGCACAATGTTCGCAAAGTGTCCGCAATGTTGAATCACAAATTGGTCAAACAATCATTATGGGCTTGCTTAAAAAATGAAATACATTCTTTTGTTAACTAGTGTTCTGCTATTCACAGGCTGTGCCAGTAGTTGTAAAAGTCATTGCATACTTGGCTTTGGTCCTGGTAACAGTGCGTTTGAAGCAATGGGCGATCATTACGACACAATGGACCCATGTCAATATCATGGTAAGCCTGCAGGATATAAACTTGCTGATTTTTGCTTTGCCAATAAAGGCAAAACTGTTTATCGTGTTAGGGACATGAACGGTAAACTAATTTATAAGGTACAATAAAAAACACTATGTTTATGAATAAACCAAAACAATTTGATAAGTTATATCAATGTACTATAGAATCATCTAAAAAAATAGTACAAAAACCATTTGATCCAATGAGTTATCCTTATCCTGATCCAAATAGTCCAGCCCGATTTCAAGAGGAAGTAATTGAATTTGTCAATATAAAAATGCCAAGAGAAGTATACGAACGATTCAATCAGAATTGGGAACAGTATCTTACATTGATGGCAGTCGCAAGAGATAATCCACGCATCAACGAAGAATATCACAAATTACTAATGATGGTTAATTTGTTACAGTAAAAAAGCCCCAATATTTCTATTAGGGCTTTAAGGATAACGGAATAAAAATGCTACAAAATTATTATAATATTATGTAGAGAATGCAATAAGGATAAAGTTAAATGGCATTAAAACTTTAACGGATATGCAATCAGTAGGATACGCATTCCCTACACACAACTATTTATCAATAGTAATAGTATATAAGATTATTCTTGAGTGCTACGAAGTTTCCACATGATCTTACCTAATTCATCCATCTGACCTTCAATGAAGTTGATTAGACCATAGCACTTTTCTTCAACTGCCATGTCATGGCATTCTTCATAATGATCCATTAGAATCTGACTATCTGCTAGTAAATCTTTGACCATTCGTAATGCTTCTGGTCTTTCCTTACCATCTTCAATAGAACCAAGTTCCATAATTCGTTTTAGACTGAATGGTGCAATTGCTTGCATTACACGAATATGTTCAGGAATACTATCACTTGCTTCATCAGCAAATTTATATACTTCACCAAACAATTGATGATACTGAACAAAGTCAGGACCTACAACATTAACATGAAAGCCATGAGCCTTTACATAGTATTGGTAGTTTGTTGCGAATAATCGCTTCATGCATTCTATTAATTGTTCCATTTTTATTTTACCTTTGATGTAGTATTTAGTTTATCTTCTATTCTGTCAAGTTGTTTAGTTGACTGTTCCATTTGACTATGAACGACTGCGACCTTTGTTGTCAATTCATCTATTTTACCATTCATTGAGAGGTAGCCAGTACCACCAAATCCTAGTGCGGTAATAACTATCCATGACAGTTGTTTAAGGCTGAATTCCATTTGTTTCTTCTGGTAATGGTAAGTTAAAAAAGATTCTGGCTAGTTCTTCACTATCAAAGTAATACCAATCATTGACTGGATATGTATAGGTATCTTTTAAGTATATGTCTAGTTCTATGCCATCTGGAAAAATGACAAAGTTAGGAGCATAAAATAGTTCTTCATTTTCTTTTTTGTAAAAGCCTGGGCTTGGTGTTGTTTCTTCAATCATATATTATCCTGTTATGGTCCATCCCTTGTATGCTGCCAAGTTTGTATTTAATGTTCTAGTTGTTACATTTGTTGCTGTTCCATTACCTGCAGGATAAGCACTCAATATAACATTAGCATTAGTATTAACTGTGGTAACCAATATGTTAACACGCATGTTTGCTGTACCATTAGTAAATGTAATTGGTGTTCCACCTTGTGTTGTGCTAATATCATAAGTGTATGGACCTGCTCCAGCACGATTGCTTGTATAGTAAAGTGTATTTGCTACTGCATTACTTGTAGTAACTGTAGTAAATGATACGATTGTATTAGCATCTATTACTGATGCCACACTTACTTTATTACTTGTAAGTGTGCCGGCATAACCTAAGTTAACATTGGCTGTATTACTAACTTGTGCCCCGACTATAACACCGACTGTATTAGCCATGGTCATTACATTACTTGTATTAGTCCATGTTGCTGTTTTAGTCAATGAAGTATCAGCACCTGGGTTACCAGTAATTGTTAGTGTTTGCCCTGCTCCACTACCTAAATTACCCATCATTGTATTTAATGATGAAGTATTTAGACTGCATTGACTATAACTTATTGAAAATCTTACTCCATATACATCACTAGTAGTTATGGGAGATGATGTGCCTACAGTGTTACCAGCAGCACCTAATATAAGGGCTTGACCACTACCAACTGTTGATAAATTATAAGCCGGTAAACTACGAAGATTTAAGCAAGAATTAAACATGGAAGCAACGGTAGTAGCACTTGCTGTATTCAAATTTGGCGCATCTTGTATTAAAGGTAAACCTTGAAATGTACTAGAAAAATTAGTGCAATTTGCTGTATCTAAATTTGGTATTGTTTGTATTAACAAACAATTTTGATATGTTGAAGTTAAATTAGTAACTTTTGGAGTATGTGTTATTGGTATTGTAAGTAAACTAGAACAATTTAAGAATGTCTGTGATAGAGATGTAACATTTGCTGTATTAGGAAAATTAAACTGACTTAAGTTATTACAACCATTAAATGTTGCTGACATAGTTACAGCAGCCGCCGTAAAATTTCCACTAATATTAACCGTTTTTAACGAAACGGCTCCGGAAAATGAACTAGTAAAACTACTACAATTATTAAGATTAGAAATTGATATAGAAACAAGACCTGTAGCCGACTGAAAAGTTGAATTTAAGTTTACTGCGCTTGGTAAATTTAATGGTTGGATAGAAGTTAAAGATACACAACTTCTAAATGCTGACCCCAAATCAGTCACATTGGCAGTTGAGGTAAATCCACCAAAATATTTTAATTTATAACAATTAAAAAAAGTACTATTTAGACTGGTGTTTAATGGTGTTTTGTACGCAGGAACACTTATTAAATTATAACAATTAGTAAAGGTTTGTTGCATAGTATTAACACTGGAAGTATCAAAATACGGCGCATAAAGCAATGATGAACAATTATAAAACATTGTATTCATTGTATTCCAAGTTGACATATCACAATCAAATATTACACTTCTTAATGCAACACACCAATAAAAGAACTCACTTTGACTAACATATGATGCTGATTTACTTACCCATCTAAATCTTTGTAACAATGGTAAAGAAATTGTGTTATTATTAGCACCAATAATAACACTTGTTAAATTAGGACTACCAACTTCAATGTCTAACCATTTTGCCACCCATGTAGCAGTAGTACTTACTACTCCGCTATAATTTGGTCTATTACGAATAGTAACAGTTACTAAATTTGCTGTTTGTGGAGTTACTGTTATTGTTACTTGTTTATAACCATAACTAGTTAAATTACCCACAGAAGCATAGGTATATTGATGATTTGCCTGTGTGCCGCTTGCAATATTTTCACTTGTGCCATCACCCCAATCAATTGTATAATTACCAGTACTTACCGTAGCAGTTAATGCTACATAATTATCTTCATTATTTGGATATACAGCATATACTCCGGTAAATTTCTGTTCAGTTGCTCCAACCGGCGTCAATGCTACCCATTCACTTGGTCTTACATAGGGAGGTGGGGTAACTAATAGTTTAGATGTTGTTTGTCTAGGAACGGCATATCCAAAACTCATTATGTTATCTCCGAACCAAACAAATTAAATGATACATTTGCTGTACCTGCATATACTGTTATAACATCAGTGTTTGCTATTGCTGTACCAATTGTTAAAAACATAGTATCATTGGCATTAACAATGGTATCAAAAACAACATATTGTTTTGCTTCAATTGCTGCATTGGCAACTCTTACTGCTGCTCTTATATTGGTACTTGTTCCTTGATTACATATACTTAATGTACTACATACTGCCCCGTTTGCTGTAGCGCAAGTGTACAATGTTGTATTTGTGTTTGCTGATGGGATAGATTGTCCCAATACTTTATAAGTTGTTGCCATGTTACATTCCGCCTAATAAAAATGATGGGGTGAAGTCTGGGTCTGATGATCCTCCTCCACCGCTTGGGCCTGTTGCCCCTGTTATACCTGTAGCACCTTGTGGACCTGTTGCTCCACTTGCGCCTAATCCAGTTGCTCCTGTTGCTCCAGCGGTACCTATTCCAGTAGCACCTGTTGCCCCCGATCCAGTTGCACCTGCTGTACCAGTAGCGCCCGTTAGACCTGTTGCACCAGTTAGACCAGTAGCACCAAAATTTCCTTGTACGCCTGTAGCACCTGTTGCGCCTTCCGGGCCACTAGCACCAGTCGCACCTATTCCGGTTGCACCGGTTGCACCTATTCCGGTTGCACCTGTTATACCTGTTGCTCCCGTTGATCCAAATAATCCTTGTATACCTGTTGCACCAGTTAATCCAGTCGCACCTGTTAATCCAGTAGCACCTGTTAGACCAGTACTTCCTTGTATACCTGTTGCACCAGTTAGACCAGTAGCACCAAAATTTCCTTGTACGCCTGTGGCACCTGTAGCACCTTCTAATCCAGTACTTCCTTGTATACCTGTTGCTCCAGTTGCACCTGCTACACCTGTAGCACCTATTCCGGTTGCACCTGTTATACCTGTACTTCCTTGTAGACCAGTTGCGCCGGTTAATCCTGTTGCACCTGCTGCACCTGTAGCACCAGTAGGGCCGGTAGCACCGCTAGATTGTGTAATCCAACTTAGATTACCACTACCATTTGTACTTAATACATATCCATTTGTACCGCCAGTGATAATAACATTGCTTTCAGGACCTAAATTACTGACATTGCTTACAGTTAAATTACCGGCAACATTTAGTGTAACTGCTGCATTAATACTTGTATTACCAACAACTAAAGCGTTTGGCATATATTCAGCATTAAGACGCACTTTGTTATTGGCTGTATCAAAAGTGATATCAATTACGCCATTACGACCAACAGCATCAGTTTCTGCTCTACCCATGTACAATATACCAAGGTCTGGTCTATATGTTAATGGTGTTCCAAAGTTGTCAATTTGAGCAAATGCTGTTCCTGTTGCATTAGCAAATATTGGAAAGAATGTATTGCTTGATGCAGCATCAACATTTGATATGTTAACACTATTAGCAAGATTTGCAAATGCAGCATTAGCAACAAACCCGGTGACATTAGCACCTGCTATATTTGATAAGTTTGATCCATTGCCAATAAAATAGTTTGCAGTGATGTTACCTACATTGCTAATGCTAAAACCATTGCCATCAACATTGCCTGTTAGGTTACCACTGAATGATCCAGTAGCACCTACTGCTCCTGTAGCGCCAGTGCTTCCATTTGTTCCATTAGTACCAGTTGCACCTGTTATGCCTGTAGCGCCGGTTACTCCAGTTGCACCAGTTGAGCCATTT